CCGCAAAATTACGTGTATACCACAAATATTTTTATTATATTTACACTATAAATAAAGCGTTATGTCACAATTTAAAGAACTTATTAAACAAGAGATTAGGGAATCATTAATTCAACTACCATTCCAGGATGACCCTACAGTATGGACTGAAGAATTAGCAGATAATATTGCTTCAAAATTTGAAGGACAATATGTTCCTTTTGTTTCTGAAGTAGAGGAATTCAATGTTGTAATGGGTAAGGATTGGCAAAACCGATCTACACCTACTATTGATAAAAAAGATGCCGAATTTGTTATTAACTTCATCCAGGAGGAATTAGATGAACTCCGAGAAGCAGTTGAACAAGAAAATATCCAAGAGATATTGGATGCAATTTTAGATATCACTTATGTAGGATTAGGTAATGGTGCTATGGTATTTGGATTAAAAGATAAAATTTGGGAAGCATATCAAGAAGTACAAGCTTCTAATTTATCTAAAATATGTACCACATTAGAAGAAGCCGAAGAAACCGTTAAAGTACGTTCTGAACAACAAGGCGAACCTTGCCATTATGAAGAAGTAGGTGAAAATTACGTAGTATATAGAACTAGTGATAAAAAAGTAATGAAATCAGTTAATTATTTCCGTCCTGACTTATCAAAATTCTTTAATGTATAAAAAGATATACGCCCAACCTATAGGAAAAAATAGGCATAAAATCCATTTATGGACTGATGCTGGTAAAGAAGAAATAGAATGGGTTAATAAATCTTATAGAGAGTGTGATCCCGGATCTGCCACCCATACTGGGTTGAATGGTGAATCCCTAAAAATTACTTCTAAATGGGAAAGGGGAGAACCTAATCTACATTATTGGGATATGCCAGCACATCAAAAATTCCTTATAGAAAAGTATGGAACTAATGATGAACCTTCAGTTACACATAGAGAAATATTTTTTGATATTGAAACCGAAATGGGAGATGCTCTTACTGAAAGTTATATAAAACGTGCTCCTAAAAAGGTAACTTCTATTGCTTGGTATGATAAACAAGTAGATGAATGGGGGATTTTAATCTTAGATGCTAAACGACAATTAGAGTATACTAAAAATGGAAATCAGGAAATAACCCCAGTACAAACAGAACAAGAATTGCTGTATAAGTTTCTTGATAAATTTAGGGAAATGGACCCTGATATCATTGTAGGGTGGAATAGTGATTACTTTGATGTACCATATCTTTACTATAGGATGTGTAATGTATTAGGTGAAGAAATGGCGGCTTACCTTTCACCTATTAACAAGGTAAGAGAAACTCCATGGTTCAAAGATCAATACATCCAAATTATGGGGGTTGAATCTCTTGATTATATGCGTCTACATAAAAAATATAGTTGGGCTGATGAACCCTCTTATCGTTTAGATGCTATTGGTGAAAAATATGTTGGTGTAAATAAGATTGAATACGAGGGTAATCTTGATGATTTATTCGAATCCGATATCAACAAATTTATTGAATATAACTTTCGTGATGTTGAGATTCTAAAACTATTAGATGAGAAATTAGAATACCTAGCATTAACTAGAAATCTATCTCATAAGGGTAAACATAACTATAGCGAGGTATATGCTAACACTAAAACCCAAGACGGAGCTATTTCAGCCTATTTATTAGGACAAGGATTAATCCCACCCGCTAAAGATAAAAGCAATATTACTAAAAAAGGATATGCCGGTGGTTTTTTATTTTGCCCTAAGGCTGGTATTTACAATTATATGTTTGATGAGGATTTAACATCACTATATCCATCAATCATAATGACTATTAATATTGGTAAAGAAACCCTAGTAGGACGAATTATAGCTGATGATGACAGGAATAATCGTTTGGGGTTAAATGACCTTCAAGCTATGGACCCTGAAACCGAAATACTTGTTGAAAATAATAAACGTCAGACCACTAGTATGAAGGTTAAACAGCTAATTAATCTTGTTACTGATATGGAAATGTCAATCTCGGCTAATGGGGTATTTTTCCGAACTGATAAGGAATCAGTATTATCTACTATTCTAAAAAAATGGTTTGATGAAAGGGTCAAATATAAAAAGGAAATGAAAAAAGCATATAAGTCAGGTGATTCTGAATTAGGTGCGTCATTTCATATGAAGCAGTACACCATGAAAATTCTACTAAACTCACTTTATGGTGCTACTGCATTACCCAGCTTTAGATATGGTTCTGTTATTTTATCTGAAGCTATTACACTCTCAGGACAACGAATCATTCAGGAATCAGCTTTATGTGTAAATAAACACATGAATAAAGTAATTAAAGAAAAACAACCATTTGAAGTATGAAATTAACTGGACATGCATTTAAAAAAGGTTCTATAGTTTTACTAAACGGTAGACCTATAGATAAAAAAGAAGTTATGAAGTTAACTAAAAATTGGAGTGAAAATCTAATTAAGCAATTTAAAAACCTTCTTAAACACGGTGGGGAAATTTTATTAGAAGAAGAAAACCAACATTTTATTATAAAAACCGATGGTCCTTTATTAAATTCACAGGGAGAAAAGGACGGAGGAATATTTAAAGGTCCTTCAATAGAAGACAGATTTTAATGAAAGGATTAGAAACTACACCCTGGTATATTTGTAACGAAGAGGACACTAATTATTGTGCCTATATGGATACGGACTCTGTTTATATTCATGCTGAGCCAATGCTAAGATATCTTTATCCGGACTTTGACACTATGTCCGATGAACAAAAAGACGAAGCATTAGAAAAAATTGCTCTTAAATATCAAGATGTTATTACTAATTCATATGATACATTAGCTGAAAATTGCTTTAATGTTAAGTCTCATAGACTTGAAATGAAAACAGAATGTGTTATTCGCTCAGCTTATTTTAGAGCCACTCGTAGATATGCCCAATGGATTACTAAACAAGAAGGTATAACTAAAGAATCACTTGATGTAAAGGGATTAGAGTTTAAGAAAGCAAATTTCCCTCCTATTTTAGGTAAATTTTTTAAGAATATATTAGTTGATGTTTTAAAGGGTACCCCTAAAGATGAAATAGATGAAAGGGTAAAGGCATTCCAACAACAAATCCTTGATGGTACTCTTCCTTTAAAGGACCTAGGTAACCCCCAATCAGTAAAAAAACTAGATAAATATGTTAGTCATGGTCCTAGAGCAGGGGAAATGTTTTCTACACTAGAAAAGGGAGCCACTGCAGCTATTAAAGCCACTGTTGCATATAATGATTTACTTAGATTTTGGAAACTTAACACGCAATATCCTTACATTACTCAGGGTAGTAAAGTAAAATGGATTTATCTTAAATCTAACCCATATCAAATAGAATCATTAGCATTTATGCCAGGTGCAAATATCCCACCTAAAATTAATGATTTCATTGAGAAATATGCTGATAGGAAAAAGATTTTTGATAGTATTCTTCTAAATAAATTAGAAGGGTTTTTTGATGATTTAGGATGGGTTCTTAACTTAAACCCATACCACCAAATGTTTTTTAATTTTTAGTTATGATAAAAAAAGTTGACTTACAAGCACTAATTAATAAGTATTATCTTAAAATAAATGAATCAGTTGTCTGGTCATTTAAAAATAACCAGTTAACAGTAGATTTTACTACACCTAGTAAGGATGTAATTGGAAAGGTAGTATGTAATGACATTGATTTCCAAGAAATTGATTTACCCATATTTAATACCAAAAAGATTCAATCATTAGTAGATTTATGCGAGGGTGATTTATTACTTGAGGTGGATAAAATAAACACTGTACCTACTAAATTAAAAATCTCAAATGAAAGGTTTAATACAGTTTATGCCCTAGCAGATGCTTTACTTATCCCTCGAGTAGGTAATGTTAGTGAACCCGAATATAATATTAAATTAGAATTAACATCTGAGGATATATTTTATTTAGTAAAAGCACGAGGTGCTATGTCTGAAACAGCAAATATGTTTATTGCAACAGTAAATAATCTTGATAAAGAACCTGTTTGTGAAGTTATCTATGGGGAAGATAGTGGACATGACCATAAAATTACATACCAGATTCGTGGTAAAGTAGATGAAGTGGGGGTTAAATTACCATTTGATCTAAATAAGTTTAGAGATATTTTACATGTTAATAAGGATGCCGAAGAGGGACTATTAGAAGTTAGCTCTAAGGGATTAATGAAATTAACATTTAAAACTGAAAAAGTAGAAAGTACTTACTTTATGGTAAGGAAATCAGAAACTAATTTTTAATATATGTATCACCATACTGACCTAGGAGGCAGTCAATTGTTTTATTTTTTAACCGAGTAGCTTAGGCACTCACAAATTTTGTAACTATGAGTAGTACTATTTTTGAACGTAATGTTCACCCTTTTGATTTATTATTTCGAAACTTTTTCGAACCTGACCGTAATTTCTTTCCCGTAGTGGAAAGTAAAATTCCTCACCCCGTAGACATTTACGAGTCAGATTTTGGTCTACATTTTGAAGTTGCTTCCACTGGTCTCACTAAAAAAGATGTTCAAATTAACATCGAAGGAGACGTACTTCGTGTTTCTTACAATAAGGAGAAAAACGAAACAGATAATGGGTACAAGTATATTCACAGAGGAGTAGCTAAACGATCCTTTAATTTAGGATATAAAATTAGCTCTAAATTCAACCTACCGAAATCAGCTGCTGAGATGAATGATGGATTATTAGAAATTTCAATCCCATTTGCTCAAGAAGCTAAACCCCGATCTTTAGAGATCAATTAATTGATTTGGCCTCCTAGGTTATTTTTTGTATATTTAAATCTTAAAAAAGTTTATGAAGAAGTTAGAAGCATTGTTTGATGCAGTTATTGTAAAACCAGTAGAAGAAGAAGATACTACTTATGGTTCAATTGTAGTCCCTGATATGGGTAAAGAAAAAAACCAACATGCCGTAGTTGTTGCTATTGGTCCTGGAAAACGAACCATTAATGGAAACCTAATTCCTACTACAGCAGAAGTTGGACAAACCGTAATTGTCCCCACTATGGGATTTACGCGCATGGAATTTGAGGGAGAGGAGTATTATGTAGGACCCGAGAACCAACTATTAGCCCGTATTACTGATGAAGATTACCAACAAAAATTACCGTTTTAATTAAAAGTTTATGTCAAAAATTATCAATTTAGGAACAGAATCCAGAGAAAAACTGGTTAAAGGTATTAATACCCTAGCGGATGCCGTTGTGTCTACTTTAGGACCAAATGGACGAAATGTGGTTATTTCTAACCCAAATGAATCCGTTAAGTCAACTAAAGATGGTGTAACTGTAGCTAAAAACATTGTATTGAAAGATCCTGTTGAAGAAACAGGTGTTCAACTTGTAAAACAAGCAGCCATTCAAACCGCAGATTCAGCAGGTGATGGAACAACCACCTCAACCCTACTAGCGCGAGAAATGATTAATAATGGATTATCTCATATCAATCGTGGTGTTAATGCTGTAGAAGTAAAACGAGGGATGGATTATGCAACTAAAGAAGTTGTGGGTTATCTCCATGATATCTTAACAGAAGATATTTCGTCTGAAGAACAACTTGAACAAGTTGCCACCATTTCAGCTAACAATGATCCCGAAGTAGGAAAATTAATTGCTACTGCAATTGAAAAGGTAGGACGTGATGGTGTAGTTCATATTGAAGAATCTAAATCAGGTGAAACATATCTTGAAACTGTTGAGGGTATGCAATTTGATAGAGGTTATAAATCACACTATTTCGTTACGGATAATAATACAATGTCTTGTACATTAGATAATCCTTACATTCTAATTGCAGACCACCGTTTCACCCAAGTAAAAGAATTATTGCCTATTTTAGAAAGTGTTTCAAATACAAACCGTTCTCTCTTAATTATTGCGGATGATATTGATAATGAAGCTCTAGCAACTCTAATTGTAAATAAAGCACGAGGTACACTAAAAGTAGCTGCTGTTAAAGCACCTGAGTTTGGAGATCGTAAAAAACTTGTTCTTGAAGATATTGCTACTCTAACAGGAGGTCAGGTATTTAATAAAGAACGAGGAATGAAACTCGAAAAATTTAGTTGGGATTGGTTTGGTGAAGCCCGTACAGTTACAATTTCTAAGGACCAAACAACATTAGTTGATGGTAAAGGAGAAGCTAAGGGGATTGAATCACGAGTTGAAGAACTACAAAATCAAATTGATAATGCAGCTTCTCCATTTGAGCGAGAAAAACTACAAGATCGTTTAGGACGAATGATAGGGGGTGTTTCTATTATCCATGTAGGTGGTTATAACGAAACTGAAATGAATGAAAAGAAAGATCGAGTTGACGATGCCCTAAATGCCACAAAAGCTGCACTTGAAGAAGGTATTGTACCTGGAGGTGGCTCTGCCTTATTATATGCAAGTCAAAACACAGTTGAAAACGAAGAGAATTCAGTTGACTTCAATATTGGAGTAAATATCGTAAAATCCGCTTGCTATGTACCCCTTAAACAAATTATGTCCAATGCAGGTTTTGAAACTAAGGATATTTACCAAACAATAAACAATCTTCTTAGTAGTGATGATAACTGGCTAGGGTTAAACGTTTCTAAAGATGAAAATGTTAATATGAAAGAACATGGGATTATCGATCCTACTAAGGTTACAAGAACGGCTTTAGAAAATGCAACATCAGTTGCAGGGACAGTTTTATTAACAGAATGTGTTGTTGTAGAAGAGCCTGCTAAGGAAGAAGCTACACCTGGACTAAATGGTATGTTTTAATGGATTCACGAACTGAACAAGTTGAGACTCCTGTGTTAATTGCAACACGAATACCCCCAGGAGACAAATGGGAATTAGTTAATGATGCCTATGAAGCAGTTCATCCATCATTAACAGATGCACTTGAAGCTTACTTCCAAGCAACAGGATTTAAGGGGGACTATAAATTAGCCCCCTTAGATTCTAAACTATATGCTTTACATACTGAAGAAATAGAAGTTAAACAACCTGAAGAGAGAATATACGGTCTATTTGGAGAATTCAAACAGGGTATTTAGATTCACGGTACAGAAAAAGTTATGTCAAATATATTACTAAACGAGAAATATCGTCCTCAAACTTTAGATACCTTTGTTGGAAATGAAAATGTAAAATCTACTATTTCCCAATATCTAGAATCTGATGATATCCAAAATTTCATATTTTATGGCCCTGCAGGTTCAGGTAAAACTACACTTGCTAAAATAATAGTTAAAAACCTTGATTGTGATTATCTATATATTAACAGCAGTGATGAACGAGGTATTGAAACTATTAGAAATAAAGTTGTAGATTTTGCTAGTGTTGCCTCATTTAAATCTATTAAAGTTATTATTCTAGATGAAGCAGATTTTTTAACAATACAGGCACAAGCATCTCTTCGGAACATTATCGAAACATTTTCCCAAACCACACGTTTTATTATGACGTGTAATTTTGTTGAGAGAATAATTGACCCACTTCAATCTAGATGTCAAGTCCTTAAGATTATTCCCCAATCCAAAAAAGAAATTGCTCAACATGTTTCTAATATTTTAGAACAGGAAAATGTTTCTTATGAGTTGGAGGATTTAGCAACTATTATCAACAAACACCATCCTGATCTTAGGAAGGTATTAAATACAATCCAATTTTCTATAAAGGATGGAAAGTTATCACCTGATAAAGACGTATTAGTTGCTACTAACTATATTAAAGAAGTACTCAAACAGTTAAAAGGTATTAAACCTAGCTTTAAAAACATCAGACAAATTATTGCTAATTCAGGTGTAAACGATTACGAAGAATTATTTAGAGCCTTATTTGATCATGCATCTTTATATGCTCCTGGGTTAGAAGGATCTATTGCCGTTGTATTAAATGAACATTTATATCAAGCTAATTTCAGAATTGATAAAGAAATTAATGCCATGTCTGCAATAGCTAAAATCACAGAATTAAAAAAATTAAACACAATTATTTAACTAAACCCCAATTTTATGCAAAACCCCCAAGTAGGTCAACCACAAATGAATATTGACCTTAAAAATACAGAAGCCGTTACTAATTCCGAGGATGGAGTAGTTTTTCAACAAGGATTTATCTTACGTAAAGTATCTAAATTCGTGGCAGGTACAGATGAAGATGCCTTACTCCCAATTCCAGTATTCTTTGACCCTACAACTCAAAAAATTGTTGGACAGGCACTTCACCCGGATTTACGTGAAGAGCTAGCTGAATACTGCGTATGAACATCTGGGATTGGTTAACCCAAATTACTTATGAAAAGTCCCATCCTGATTCGTTTTCGGATCAGGATTGGGAATCTTTTAATAGCTATATGATTCACCGATTTATTTCAATGAATCCATATTATGTAGAAGTAGCTAACCAAATCCAAACTGTTTTGCCAACTGAAAAAAAACAGATTTATACCATTTATAGGGAATTAATTCCTAAACGTAAGTTATTTCTAAAATATATTAAAAATACAGGAGATAAATTTAACAATGATTTAATGGAATTGCTATCATCTCATTATGAATGTTCTAAATCTGAAGCTAAAGAATATTTTAATATCTTAGGCAAAAAGGAAGTTAAAGACCTCCTAGGGAGAATGGGATATGAAAAAAAAGAAATTACCAAGTTATTAAAAGCTTAGAATGGCTAAGAAGAAGATACCTAGTATAATAAAAGAAATTCAAAATTTTGAATTACCTAAGATTAATTATTCTTACCAAAAGAATATTTCATACTCTCAGACTTCTATGTACCATGAATGCCCCAAAAAATGGTCGTTAAGGTATAAGGAAGGACACAAGGTATTTTCTTCTAGCATTCACACTATTTTTGGAACTGCGTTACATGAAGCTCTACAACATTATATGACTACAATGTTTGAAGTATCTGGAGCAGCAGCCGATAGAGAAAACACAATTGAGATATTTGAGGATTCATTTAGAGAAAACTATATAAAAGAACTTAAATCTAATAATAATAAACATTTCACCACACCAGATGAAATGAGAGAGTTTTATGAGGACGGAGTTAACATTATAGAATTTTTTAAGAAACGTAGAAAGAAATATTTTACTAAAAGAGATAAACATCTTATAGGGTGTGAGGTTCCAATCATTATCCAACCTGATAAAAAACTAAATAACGTTATGTATATGGGTTATTTAGATTTGGTTTTATATGATGAATGGGAAGATAAATTTTACATTTATGATATTAAAACTTCCACTAGAGGATGGGGTGATTGGGCTAAAAAAGATGAAGCAAAACAATTCCAATTAATTTTATATAAGAAATTCTTTTCGGAACAATATGGAATCCCATTAGAAAAAATTGATATTGAATTTTTTATTGTTAAACGAAAAGTACCTGAATTTTCTGATTTTGCTATTTCTAGAATCCAAACTTTCATTCCAGCTTCTGGTAAGATTAAGTTAAAAAAAGCGGGTGATTTTTTAGATGAGTTTTTAAAAGGTGCATTTGATAAAAAGGGATTTAAAGATACTGTACATGTCCCAAAACCCGGAAGTGCATGTAGGTTTTGTCCTTACTCAGATAATAAAGCCTTATGTGCTTTTGGTTTAGAAAATTAATTTTTGATATACTTATCTATATTTATACTAAAACGTTATTAATAAAAATAAAATGCTATGAGTAATCAAAAGTTAACGAGTGTTAAAATCGATGAAAACATGTGGGATGCTTTTAAAGTAGAATGCATTAAACGGAAATTCTCTTTCCAAAAACTTGCAGAACGCAGTATCCATTTGTATCTTACAGATGAAGATTTCCGCAAACAGGTCTCTTCACATACAAATTTAGAATTTAAATCAGAGTTTTAATAAAAATATTTTATGAAAGAAGGTTATATTCCTCGAGATGAGAGGAAAAAAATTCTGCTAATAGCAGATGATATTCGTACACATTCTGGAGTATCGCAAATAGCCAGAGAGTTTATAATAAATTCATGCCATCACTACAATTTTACATGTATTGGAGGTGCAGTAAAACATCCCGATAAGGGAAAAGTTTTTGATATGAAAGAACCTATGGGTAAAGAAGCTGGCATCGAGGATGCTAATGTGATGTTATATCCTACTGATGGTTATGGTGATATCGAATTTATTCGCACACTTATAAAAAGAGAAAATCCTGATGCTATTTTCATGATTACGGATCCTAGATATTATGAATGGTTATTCCAAAATGAAATGGAATTTAGGAGAAAAATGCCTATTATTTATTTAAATATTTGGGATGATGTTCCTGCTCCTATATATAATAAAGAATTTTATGAAAGTTGTGATGCACTTTTAGGAATTTCAAAACAAACAGTTAACATCAATAAAATGGTGTTAGGGAATAAAGCAGAGGAAAAAATAATAGAATATGTTCCCCACGGATTGAATAATGATATTTTTAAACCTTTAAATGAATCTAATAAAGAATTTAAAATTTTTAAGGATAAATTATTTGATGGGAAAAAATATGATTTTGTATTACTATTTAACTCAAGAAATATTAGACGTAAATCAATCCCAGATGCTTTATTAGCTTGGAAGGTATTTACTGATCAACTACCCCCTGAAAAAGCGAAAAAGACAGCTTTTATTTTAAAAACTGAACCCATAGAGGGCCATGGAACTGATCTCCCAGCTGTGATAGAATATTTTTTCACTGATAGCAACACTAATGTTTTTGTGTTAGGTGAAAGATTATCATCTATTGAAATGAGTTATTTATATAATTGTGCTGATGGGACTATATTATTATCTTCAAATGAGGGTTGGGGATTAGCATTAACTGAATCTTTATTAACAGCAACCCCATTTATTGCTAATGTAACTGGTGGGATGCAAGATCAAATGAGATTCATTGATTCTAAGGGAAATTGGTTTACACCTAATTCTGATATACCTTCAAATCACAGAGGTACTTATAAAGAACATGGAAAATGGGTCTACCCAGTATACCCTGCTTCTATTTCTTTACAGGGTTCTCCTAAAACTCCTTACATATATGATGATAGGTGTAGTTGGGAAGAAGCTGCTGAACAGATTAAAAACTTATATCATACCACTCCTAATGAGAGAAAAGAGAGAGGATTAGCTGGAAGAGAATGGGCATTAGGAGATGAAGCAGGATTTACATCAGAGAAAATGTCTCAAAGAATGATTAAATATATCGATAAACTTTTTAATACTTGGGAACCTATTCCTAAATATCAATTTGTAAAAGATACAGATTTTGAAAAACGAGTTTTACCACATAAATTACTTTATTAATGAAAAATACATTTGTTGTTAGTTGTCCAATTGACACATATTCAGGTTATGGCGCACGAAGCCGAGATTTTGTAAAATCCTTAGTTGAGTTAGATAAATATGATATTAAAGTTTTAACCCAAAGGTGGGGGCACTGTGCCTGGGGTTTTATAGATGATCATAAAGAAGAATGGGGATTTTTACAACCCCTAATTATAAACCAAATGACTGAACAACCCGACATTTGGTGCCAAGTTACCGTACCTAATGAATTCCAAAAAGTAGGAAAATACAATATTGGGTTAACTGCTGGCATTGAAACTAATATTTGTGCCCCTCAATGGATTGAGGGTTTAAATCGGATGGATTTAAATTTAGTTTCTTCTGAGCATGCTAAAAAAGTATTTGAAACTGTTGGGTATGAACAGAAAAACCAACAAGGTCAAGTAACAGGTCAACTTAAACTCCAAAAACCTATTCAGGTATTAATGGAAGGAGCTAATTTAGATATTTACAAACCTTTACCAAAACAAGAACTACAATATACAGATTTACTTCAAGACATTAATTCCATTCCAGAAAATTTTGCTTTTTTATTTGTAGGACATTGGATGCAGGGTGACATAGGAGAAGATAGAAAAAATGTAGGATTATTAATTAAAGCCTTCTATGAAATGTATAAAAATAAGAAAAAGGCACCTGCATTAATTTTGAAAACTGCAATCACTAATGCTTCTAATGTTGGAAGGAGGGAAATTTTGAAAAGAATAAATGCAATTCGTAACTCGGTTTCGGCCCAAAGGCTACCTAACGTATATCTACTTCATGGGGATTTTAGTAATGGGGAAATGAATGAACTTTACAACCATCCTAAAATTAAGGCGATGGTTTCTTTAACAAAAGGAGAAGGATTTGGTAGACCATTATTAGAATTTTCCTTAACTAATAAACCTGTAATAGCTTCTAATTGGTCTGGACAAATAGATTTTTTAAACTCTGAGTATACAGCATTAGTAAATGGTTCTTTGAAACCTATACATAAATCAGCCCAAATTAAGGATTTATTAGTTGAAGGATCCCAATGGTTTGCCCCTGATTTACAACATACATTTATGATGTTTAATGATGTTTTCACTAACTATAAAGAATGGAAGGTTAAAAGCAAAAGACAGGGTTATTATTCTCGCACTAATTTTAGTTTTGATAAAATGAAAGAGATTTTAGGAACTATTTTAGATGAAAACGTTCCACAAATTGCTCAACAGGTGGCATTAAAATTACCTAAACTAAAAAAAATAAATAATAAGCCTTCGGAACTACCTAAATTAAAATTACCTAAATTAAAAAAAGTAACTAATGGATAATCTTATTCACTGCAGTCGATGTGAAAGCGATGCCTGTTATATTCAAGAAGTAAATGAATCTATTAAAAACTATATGTGTTATGGATGTGGTTTTCAAACTAATTCTTTAATGAAAAAGGATGAGGTTTTTTTTGAAGAACAAATGGAAACTCTTCCTAATTTATATAAAGAATTAATGGGTGAAGATGAAGAAGGAAAAATTTGGATGCCTTCTACTGTAAATATTCCTGAAAAAGGAATGGTATTTGCAAATGGTCCTAATGCATCTGCTTGGATGTGGGGAGCTGTTAAAGCTGTACCTGTAAAAGATGAAAATAGAAAAAAATACCCTATCCCAGGTAAAAAAGGAGAATATTATAAATTTAGAATGGATATGGATACCCTTAAAAATTTTGAAGAGCGTGATTATATGGAAGCTCTTGAATATATTGGGGTTTTCGAAAATCAAGAATAATGAATATAAGTTATGCTATTACAGTTTGTAATGAAAGGATTGAAATTGAAAAGTTAATTGGTTTTTTACTTCAAAATAAACAACCTGATGATGAAATTGTAGTATTATTTGATACTAATAATGGCACAAACGAGGTTGAACTATTTTTAGATACTGTATCTTCCCATATTTTATTACATAAATCCTCATTTAATTTCCATTTTGCTGATTGGAAAAATAAATTAAATTCATATTGTACTAAAGACTATATTTTTCAAATTGACGCAGATGAATTACCTGCTCAGGATTTAATTGATTCTGTACATGCTATAATCAAACAAGGTGTTGATGTGGTTCTAGTACCTAGAGAAAATACAGTTGAGGGTTTAACTGAAGAACATATTAAAAAGTGGGGATGGAGAGTAGATGAAATGAGTCGAGTTAATTGGCCTGATTATCAATGGAGATTATATCGTAATGATTCTTCAATAAAATGGATAAATAAAGTGCATGAGAAGTTGGATGGGTATAAAACATTTAGTACCTTACCACCAGAAATAGAATATGGAATGTTATTTTTACATCACCCTAAAACTATTAGTAGACAAGAAAAACAAAATGAGTTTTACGAAAAAATTTAAAATATGAAAGTTTTTGTTGATATAGATGATACTATATGTTTTTATGAGGATGGTTTGAATAAGTTTTCCCTAAAAAGGGATTATTCTGAAGCCGTTCCTAATTTAGAATATATAGCTAAAATTAATAAATTATATGATGAAGGTCATCATATAAAATATTGGACAGCTCGTGGAACTGTTACGGGATTAGATTGGTTAGAAGTTACTACTAATCAATTAAAAGAATGGGGGTGCAAATATCATGAATTGAGTGTAGGAGAAAAACCTGCATATGATTTACTAATTTGTGATAAAACTAAACGTATAGAAGAATTATGAAAATAGGTAAAATAACTGCTGTAATAGCAGTAAGAAAAAATTCTGAAAGGGTTAAAAATAAAAATATTAAACCTTTTAATGATACTAATCTTTTAGAGAATAAAATTAAAACTCTTCTTAGGGTAAAGAACTTAGATGATATAATCGTAAGTAGCGATTGTGAAAAAATGTTATCTTTAGCCAATTCTCTAGGAGTAAAAACTCATATTAGAGACGACTACTATGCTAGTAACGAATGCCCAGGCAGCGAAAACCTAAAATACCTAGCTCAAGAAATAGAATCAGACTATATTTTATATACCCCTGTAACTTCACCTCTAGTTAAGGCTGAAACATATGAATGGATTATCAATAAGTTTAGGAGTTTTGGAGATGAATTTGATAGTATAATTACTATTAATTATATAAAAGATTTTTTATGGTTAAATGATAAACCTCTAAATTATAATCCCTTAAATTGTCCCCGTAGTCAAGATTTAAAATCAATCTTTAAGTTAAATTTTGGTGCTTGTTTGTTAAGTAGGGAAACTATGATAAAAAATAAGTACATAGTAGGGGATAAACCATATTGGCACGAATTAGAAAATAAAGAAGGAATTGATATAGATATTCCTTTTGATTTTAATATAGCTGAATTAGTATATGAAAAAAATGTAAAAGAAAAATTTACTAATAAAAAATCTATGATTTTAGATTGTACTATTAGAGACGGAGGGTTTGAAAATAATTTTAATTTTACCGAAAAAGAGGTAAAACGTAACCTTAAAGCTAGTAGTGATATAGGTTATAATTATTTTGAGATAGGATATCTTACTGATCCTAAAATCCTAACTAAAAAGGATGGTTTATGGAGAAATGTTCCTTTTAAGTTAATAACTAAAATTAAAAAAGAAATTAACCCTAGATGTAAAATTTCTGCTATGATAGATTGTTGGAGGTATAATATAAATGATTTACCCCCTAGCGATCAAACGGATATAGATTTAATTAGAGTTTGTAGTTACGAAGAACAAGTAGATATGGCTTTAAGTATGTGTAAAACTATAAAAAGTTTAGGTTATGAAGTATCCCTGAATATAATTTGCACTTCACACATATCTATTGATTCATTTATAGAATTAAGAAATAAATTAATATCAGAAGATTTTTTAGATTTTTTATGTTTTGCTGACAGTTATGGTGCTTTGACCCCAGACTATGTTAAAAAAATAATGACATTATTTAGAAATATGAACCCTAATGTACTTATTGGTTTTCATGCTCATGATAATATGTCATTAAGTATGGCTAATACTATTACAGCATTAGAAAATGGTGCAGATATGGTTGATGGTACCTATACCGGCATTGGAAGGGGAGGAGGTAACTTACCCTTAGAAATTATTACTTTATATTTAAATATTTCTAAAAATTATAACTTAGATCTGAATGCTTTGTTTACATATCTAGATTTAACTACAAAGGATGAAGAGGATATAGAAAGAATTAAACAAGCTATTTGTGGCATTTTAAATGTTCATCCTTATAGACTAAGAGATATAGCAGGAAAATCTATTTTAGAAACTTATACTGAGCTAAATAGCCTTTCTTTAAAGGATAAAGCTAGATACCCATCTAAATGGTTAAAAATATGAGAAGTGAGTTAGCTAATATAAAAAAAGATGTATGGTCTTATGAGGAAATGTATGATAGAGTAAAAGTACTTAAGGATACATTTAAGGGAGAAACGGCCTATATTTGCACTGCAGGTCCTACTTTTAATACTTTTTCTAAATCTTTATTAAAAGAAAAATTAGAAAATGAATTAGTTATATCTATAAAACAAACTCATGATGTTTTAGATGAATTAACTGATGTACATTTATTAAATTTTTGCAATTTAACTAAATATAATTATTCTAACTCTAATACTATAGTAGGTTGGGCTGTATGGGATAACCACCAACCCCAAGTAATTATAAATAACTTTCCTGTTGATTTTATATTAGATACTTTTAAATTAAATGATGGTACTCCTAATATTAAAAATACAATAGCTAAAACTGGGGAGTGGGAATGGTTAGATATAAATAAAAGCTTTTCTAGACCTTGGGGTCCTGGAACTATGTATGAGTTAGCTATTCCATTAGCTTTATATATGGGCTGTTCTAAAATAGTAACTTTAGGTTGGGATTTATTTAAAAATACATTAAATGATCCTACTAAAAAGAATAGTGATTGGTGTTATAATGATTTACAATTTCAACAAACTAAAACTGTAGGATCTACAGAAGAACTACAAATGGTTAGAGACTCTACAAAAGGATTATATGAATGGTTAAAAGATAAAGGAGTAGAACTTATTATAATAGATCCAGATGGGGATAATCCAGCTTATCATAAAATAAAAAGACTAAAGGCATTATGAAAAACATAATATTTTTAGTTAATATCCAATTAGGAGAAAGAGCCAAACCCGAATTTGACTATAGTATAAATAGTTGGAAAAATTGGGCATCTAACAATAATGCTGAAGTTTTTGTTTTAACCGAAGCTGTACATGACATAGAATACATGAAACCTAATTGGCAAAAATGGTATGTATTTGATTTATTAGATAATAATAAAATAGATTATGATAAAGTTTTAGTAGTAGATGCCGATACTATAGTTCATCCTAAATGTCCTAATTTTTTCGATTTAACTAATGAAAATGAGCTTGGTTGTGTCGTAAATGAAGGGTGTTATGAGTGGGTAGCTCGAGATATTAATAATTGGTCTACTAACTTCTTTGATAATATGCATCTCCCCCAATGGGAGTATTTTAATAGTGGGTTTATGCTATTATCTAAAAAACATAAACCAATTATAAAAAAATTATTAGGTTGGTATCATAATAATGTTGATCAAATTAATATAGCCCAAAACCAATTTTTAACCTCTACAGAACAAGGTCCCTTAAATTTTTTACTTAGAAAATGGGGAGTGGATATTAAATTATTGCCTAGTTGTTACAACACACAAGATTTAGCTCGTAAAGGTGCCTTAAATAAAGGATGGAAAGAATGGTCAGATGAATTTCTTTTCTTTAGAACAGGATGGGTTTACCATTTTAATGCTATACCCCCTCATATGGGTAAATGTGGGGATTGGATTAAACTAGCATATAATAGTTTATATAATGAACATAATAAATAAAAATTTAAAAGTTAAACATTTAAGTGATCCCTATCCAATTTGGATAATAGATAATTTCTTTAACGAAGACACACTTAACATTTTTAAAAAAGAATGGCCTGATTTAAGTTCACCTATATGGCATAAAGGCCATAAATTTATAGAAGGGAAGTTAAATATACTAGAACAAGGGATGAGGTCTATAAGTAAGTTAGGGGATATTCCACTAGAATCTTCTAAAATCCTTAAATATATCCATTCATTGGAATTTACTAATACTATTTCAGATTTAACAAATTCTTCTAATTTGATACCAGATGAAAGTTTTAGATGGTCAGGGTTAAGAGTTATGATGCCTGGCTCTTTTCAAGCAATTCATAGTGATGCTAGAATTAATCCTACAAATGGATTACGAAAAGAATTGACTTGTTTAGTTTATCTAAATGAGGAATATGATAAACATAACCATACCGGACATTTTGAAGTATGGAATGACGATATGGATAAATGTGTTCACCGTATTGAACCTATTAACAATAGATTAGTTATATTTTTAAATACAGACAAATCTTACCATGGGGTGCCTGATGTGAATTTTGAGAGGAAAGCAGTTCTATGGAGTATTTTAAAAAATGAAAAGGCAGATAATCGAAGTAAAGCTTTATTTGTATCCCGACCTAATGATTCGGATGAAATTAATAAATTAGGGCAGGAAAGAGCCTATATAAAAGATGCTATGTGATATGAAATATCCAATGTTTAAAGTCCACATGGACACCAAATCTGCACTTTCTAATTTACAAAAAGTACTAGATAGTGGTTTTTTAAATGAAGGAGAACAGGTTATGGAGCTAACTACTCACTTTTCTAAATATTTTGATCATAATTCAATAGTACCCCTAAATAGCTGCACATCTGCTTTAACTTTAGCTTTAAAATTGTCTAATGTAAATCCGGGTGATGAAGTTATTTCAACTTCTATGACTTGTGTAGCTACAAATACTCCGATTAAAAATTTAGGAGCTAAAGTAGTATGGGCAGATATAGACAGTAAATCTGGAAATATTAACCCCTCTACTATTGAAGATCTAATTACCACTAAAACAAAAGCTATTTTATGTGTAAATTGGTCAGGTATACCCTGTGAACTAGATAAATTATGGGGTATAGCTAAAAAATATAACATTAAACTTATCCAAGATGCAGCTCATTCCCTGGGAGCCATTTATAAAGGTAAACAAATCCACCATTTTGCTGATTTTACTTGTTATAGTTTACAAGCTATAAAACATGTAACTACTGGAGATGGAGGTTTTTTAGTAGTAAATACTAACGAGTTAGATTTTAATAGGGCTAAAAAATTAAAATGGTTTGGGATAGATAGGGAGGCTACTAAGGATGAAAAAGGAGAATGGAAGGGACAAAGATGGGAGGTAGATGTGAAAGAAGCAGGATATAAATTCCATATGAATAATATTTCAGCATCTATAGGTTTATCCCAACTCCCCCATTTAGATAATATTATAAGCAAACATATTAACAATGGTTTATATTACGAAAAATTATTTAAAAATAACCCCCACATAACACCCTTAAAATACCCAGATAATTCTATTCCATCATTTTGGGTTTATACTGTGTTGTTATCTAACCATTTAGATAGAGATAAGATAATAACTTTATTAAATTCTGAGGGGATTAATGCTGGGTTAGTCCATGTTCCTAATCATCCTTATACATGTTTTAAGGAAAGTAAAGTAGAACTACCTCATACACAGTATTTTAGTGAAAATCAAATTTCCCTTCCGTGTGGGTGGTGGTTATCTAAAAAAGATGTTAAATTTATAGCTGACTCATTACTTAGTAAAATATGAAAAGAATAGGCATATTAGGGAGCCGGGAATTATCTTGTAATATATTGAAGTTCATAAATAAACAAGATAATGTAGAAATTATAGGTGTAGTAGCCCCTCCTTTTAAAGGTTGGTGGAATGATAATCTTAAGGAAACAGCTTTATCTCTTAATATAAAAACACTTAATTCCATAGATGAATTAATAGAACTTAGTCCTGATTTAATATTTTCTATTAATTATTGGAAAATTATAAATAAAGATCATATTAATAGGGTTAAAGAGGGAATTATTAATATTCACCATTCTTACCTATTAAAATATAGAGGTAGATACTCAACTAGTTGGGCCATATATAATGCTAGAAAAAATAATAACTGGATACATGGTACTACTTTACATTATATTACAGAAAAATTAGATGAAGGTCCTATTATAGCAAGTTATAAATGCAATATAGATGAGAATGATACTGCTGAGTCTTTATTTTTTAAAGTAGAAGAGTTAGCTTTACAAATGTTTAAAGATTTTTATTTAAAAATAATAAATGGTCCTGTACTACAAACTATGAAACCAGATCCTAATTACTTAGTTTATGGTAAAGACTCTAATAATAATTTAGAACTAAAATACGGAACACCTATTGAAGAAGTTTATGACTTTGTAAGAGCTTGGTCTTTTAAGGATAGAAATAAACCCTATTTTAGATTTAAGGATAAAAAATTAACTATAAGCATAGAAGATGAAAAATAAAAGAATATTAATATTAGGAGGTACAGGTGCTTTAGGTAGGACCCTAATAAAAAGATACCAAAAATCTAATAATATTTTTGTTTATAGTAGGGATGAACATAAGCATGTTAATATGCAAAAAGATTCTAATTATAATAAAAGTATCAAATATATAATAGGCGATGTTAAAGATAAAGATTCTATTAGAAATAGTATAGAAGATTTTAAACCCCATATTGTTATTAATACTGCAGCTTTAAAACATGTGCCTATTTGTGAAAATAATGCTTTTGAGTCTGTTAATGTAAATATATTAGGACATCAAAATGTTATAGATGCAGTTAAAAGAAGTAACCATAGAATAGAATCTCTTATTTTTATATCTACAGATAAAGCTTGTAAACCAATTAACATATATGGTATGTGTAAGGCTATTTCAGAAAGACTTTATATGGATTATGCTAATAAACAATCAGATATAAAAGTTTGTCTTGTGAGATATGGTAATGTTTTAGAATCCACTGGCTCAGTTATACCTTTTTTTAAAAGTTTATTAGATAATAAATCAAAATCTTTACCTATTACTGATCCCAGAATGACTAGATTTTTGCTTACTTTAGAACAGGCTACTGATTTAATAGAATGGGCATATAATCACCCAAATTCTCATGGAAAAATAGCAATACCTAAAATAAAATCATTTTTAATAGTAAACATAGCTAAATCTCTTATAAAAAGTTATGGTCTAGAGGATATGGTAAATTTAGAAGTAGTAGGTATTAGACCAGGTGAAAAGGTGCATGAAGATATGATTTCCCCCGAGGAATGGTTAAAAACTGAGGATGATGAAAATTATTTAATTAACCAGGATTATAAATATTTCCCTCCAGGAGAACCTTCTATTTCCTGTATAAAATCTAAAAACTCATATTCTTATAGTTCAGATAATAATGTTATGAATTTTAAAGAAACTTTTAACTTTCTAAAAAAGTATAATATTATATGAAGACAATACTAGAATCTACAGAATTTGGTTTAGATATGATTAGGGGATTACCCCAAGCTTATTATTATGCTCAACATAACATTCCCCATAAATGTATAGTTAAAAAGGGGTTAGAACCCTTATATAAGCTTGTATCTAATAATATTAAGGAATCGGCTGGATATGCTACATATAACCCCGAGGACTTATACCTATATGATGGTCCCAAATGGTCTAAAAAAGAATGGCTGCCCCCACCTTTAAAACAATGGTTTAAAAATAAATTAGGGTTTAATAAACCTACTGTAGTAATTAATAATAAATGTGCTTTTGATGCAAACTCTCTTAAATGTTTAGAGGCTGCTAAAAAACATAATCTTGATACTAGTCTAGGTCAAATACTAGTCCAACCCAGAGAACAATGGGTACATAAAGGAGGTGCTCGTTCTGATATTAATTGTTCATTACATCACTATAGTCTCCCCATGTTAAGTAAATTAATAGAATTACTATCGGATACTTACCAGATATTATATATTAGTCCCATACCTAATCAATCAGGTTTTTTAACAGATATTAGCCCCTTACCATATTTTGGTGATTTTGATTTTATTGAAAAAAACTATCCCCAAGTATACACTATAAGGCAATTTTTAGGGAAAACAGATTTAACTGATAATTTTAATATAGCCCAATTTATGCTTATGGCTACTAGTGACAAGCATATAACAAATGTAGGTGGAAACGCAAAAGTTTCTTCGTATTTTGGGGGTGATGTTTTAATATATAGAAGTGATATTTGGTACCATAGTTCGTTTAAGGGAAAAAGAAAAATATGGGAAAGTGGGTCTTGGTTAAAAAGACTTTCTAATCCACCCTCAAATATTATATCTTATAACACTTATAATGACATACTAAACCATATAGAAAATAATTGGATAAACACTTAAATTTATAATAAAATGAAAAAAAATGAATTATTAAATAGCTTACAATCTTTAGGCCATAGACAACTCCCAGAACTATATAATGTTAATGATTTTGAAGTTTGGGATAAATTAGGAAAACAATTTACAGGAGATATATGGAATGATGGACAGTATATTTGGAAAATTGAATGTTATTCTCATTTAATTAAAGATTTGCAACCCTCTGTTATATTTGAAACTGGCTTTAATGCCGGGAGGAGTGCTTGTATGTTTTTAAATCAATCTAGAAAGTATGTAAATAAACCTGTAAAATTTTACTCAAATGACATACATGAAAGATCTTTAAAAAATGTAAATTTACTCAAAGAAGAATTTGATAATTTTGAATTTATGTTAGGAGATTCTAAAAAAGTATTATCATCATATTTAAAAGAAAATGATATAAAAATTGATTTTGCTTTAGTAGATGGGGATCATACATACCAAGGAGCCTTATCTGATTGTCGTAGCTTCCAGCCTCATATTAATGAAGGGGGTATGATATTTGTGGATGATTGGTGGATTTCGGGTGTGGCAAGGGGGGCAATGGATGCATCCTGGGATGGTTGGACTATATTTGAATGTCCTAAATATGAAAGAGGAGCAACTATTTTCTTAAAAGATGGAGGTAGTGGTGAATTTATTAAACATGATACTGTTAGTTCTACAGAAAATTTATCTCAATTAAAAAAATATCATTAACAGTACTATGAAATTGAAAAATAAATATGTTATAGGTTGTCATGTAATGTTCTATGAAATAGAAATGTATAAAGAATATATAGATGGTCTTATTAATTTACTTAAAACTGTAGATAATAAAGAAAATGTATATGTAGATTTATGTTTTAACATATCTGAAAAGATAGAAAAAATAGACAGATCTAAAATAACACCTAAAGAATTAACTACTAGATTTTTAGAGGGAGTAGAGAGATTAAAAAAAATAGGGTTTAATAAGACTTTAAAACATCAAATCATAACACCTAAAGATGATTATTACTTCCATAGCGACTATAGAAGAGATTTAAATTATAATTATTGCAAAAAAGTAGATTATGTAATGCATGGAGAAACAGATAGTTTTTTTCCTAGGGAAGCTTTACAAGCTTTAGAATCACTATCTACATACACTAAGGAAAATAATATAAATAGATACACAATATGCTTTGCAGATAGAAAAATGTGGGATAGTAGTTGGGACCCTACAGTTCACCCTAAATACATAAATTATACCTTTGAGGATGGTCCAAATAGCCACTTAAATCCTAACCAAGCTAAATCCCAAATGTCCATTGAGGAAATGAATAAAATTAATTCAGAAATAGAGGATTTTGACTTTACATACATAAATTATCCTAAGATAGATGGGTCATGTTTTGTTTTATCATCGGATTTAATAAAGTTTGGTGTGAATGTTCCCCCTTGTTTAATATACCATGATGACCACGGTGTAGATATTATGGCCAAAAAGCTATGTGGTGGTAATTATTTACAATTCATATGTAAAAATCTTCTAAAAGTTCATGCTCGTAGACACCCCCAAAAAAGATTATATATTTTAAATGAAAATGACCCATCACAACAATATGCTTTAGGGAAAAAAGTAGATATATTTGAAAAGTTTTTAAAATTGTCTAATAAAAATATACAAATTTTATCTCAAGATTTACCTGATAAGTTTTTTGAATATGATGACTTTAAAAAAATAATAAATGAATAAAACAGCACTTATAACAGGAATTAATGGAATGGATGGTAGCCATTTAGCTGATTTACTCCTTGATAAGGGGTACAAAGTTTATGGTATGGAAAGACGTTCCTCAGGAATTAATAATGTTAACACTATCCACTTAGAAAAAAAAGTTATTTTTTTGAAAGGAGATATGACTGATCAAAATTCATTATTAAGGTGTCTTAAAGAATCAAACCCAGATGAAGTGTATAATCTGGCAGCACAATCATTTGTTGGTGAGAGTTGGAATACCCCTGAACATACTAGTAACGTTACTGGGTTAGGAGTATTAAGAGTTTTAGAAGCTATTAGAGAATTTAATCCTAATATTAAATTTTATCAAGCTAGTTCATCTGAAATGTTTGGGAGAATGGTTGAAAACCCTGCAAAAGAATCAACCCCATTTTACCCAAGAAGCCCGTATGGTGTAGCAAAATTATATGGGCATTGGATTACTAAAAATTATAGGGAATCTTATGATATGTTTGCTTGTAGTGGTATCCTTTTTAACCATGAATCTGAAAGAAGGGGAATTGAGTTTGTAACAAGAAAGATATCTGATGGAGTAGCTAAAATTAAATTAGGTTTAACAGATCATATTTCTTTAGGTAATTTGGATGCTAAAAGAGATTGGGGGTATGCACCGGATTATGTTGAAGCTATGTGGCTAATGCTCCAACAAGAAACACCAGATGATTATGTTATAGCTACAGGTGAAACATATTCCATTAGAGAATTTTTAAATATAGCTTTTCATCATGTTGGAATTTCAAATTGGGAATCCTATGTTAAACAAGATCCTAAGTTTATGAGACCTGCTGAGGTAGATGTGTTACGTGGGGATTATAGTAAAGCTCAAAATGATTTAGGATGGAAACCTAAAACAACATTCGAACAATTAGTTAAAATAATGGTTGATAACGATATAAAATTAATCCAAAATGTATAATATATTAGCTATAGGTGCCCATCCTGATGATATAGAATTTGGGTGTTTTGGTACTTTAAAAAAGCATGTTGATAAAGGGGATAAAGTTACTTTATTAGTAATGACCCAAAGTGATGTAAAAGATGCTCATACTGGTAGAGTAACCAGAGATTCCAACATAAGCGTTAATGAAGCTAAAAGTGCTTCAAGTTTATTGAATGCCGAATTAATTTTAGGCCCCTTTATAGATACTAAAGTTCCTTTCAATTCAGAGTCTGTAGGATTTATAGAAAACATAATTAAAGAAAAAAATATAGATTGGGTATATACTCATTGGGCTGGGGATACCCATCAAGATCATATTAATACTTTAAATGCTACTATGGCCGCCTCACGCTTAGTAAAAAATGTACTTTGTTATGAACAAGTTCCATTACCAAGAATAACTACTACTTATCCAGTAGCTAATTATTATGTAGATATTTCATCTACTATGGATACCAAATTAGAGGGGTGCAAATCTCATAAAAGTCAAATAGATAAATTTAAAGAACACGGGTTTGATATGATAGAAAACGTAAAAACCCTAGCTAAGTTTAGAGGAAATCAGTGTGGTTTAGAATATGCAGAGGCATTTAATATCTTGAAAATAGTAAATGTATAAAAAATATACATACCATTCAGATTCCGGTACTAAATCACTAGTAACTGCTCTGAAGTTATTAAATTCTAAAAAGGTTATTATTCCTACTTACACATGTACCGATATTTTAAATGCTGTAAAATTAAGTAATTGTGAGTATTACATAGTAGATTGTGGGTTTGACTTGCAGGTAGATATTAGGGATGTTATAAAAAATTCTAGTAACTATGATACTATAATTATCCCCCATATGTTTGGAATTAGAGCAGATGTGGAATCTATTAGAAAAAATACTAATCTAAGGATTATTGAAGATCTTTCTCAATGTCATGGATTAAATGGGTTAGGTAAGTATTCCGACATAGTTATTTCTTCTACTAATAAAAGTAAATGGCTAGATAAAAACGGTGGGGGGTTTATTTTTACTGATAATAAAATTGACCATGAACTACCTGTTAATTTTTCTAAATATAAAAATATTATTAAAGAAAAATTAATTAGAAGAATAGAACTAGCTAATGAGATTAAAGAATCTGGGGTTAATTTAATAGGTGAGGAAAGTGCATGGCTACGAGGTATGTATTTTACAAATCATTCTACCAGAAAACCTTATACCCCCCTTCATAAAATTGTAGGAAAATTTGAATGCCCTAAAGTAGATTATTATATTGATAAAGTTAATTGGATATCCATTATAGCATGAAAGTAGCAATTCACCAACCTGAACACTTTCCATATTTAGGTTTTTTCCAGAAAATGGAAAAAGCCGATTTATTTATTATTTTAGATGATGTACAATTTACTAAAAATAATTTCCAGAATCGTAATAGATTTTTAAATAAAAATAGGGTAGAAGAATGGTTTACCATAGAACTAGAGCCTAAACCTCATAAAAAACTTATAAAAGATATTAAGGTAAGTGAAAACACCAAATGGAGGAAAAAAATACTTTCTAAGTTAAAAACTAACTTTAAAGGTAATTTCGATGAAATATATAATGAAGAAAAACTAATTGATATTAACCTTAAAAGTATAGAATATTGTAGGAAACATCTAAATATTTCAACCCCTTTAAAGTTTAGTTCTCAATTAAATATTAATACTAAAAGTTCTCAACGTTTAGCTGATATATGTGATTATTTTAAAGCCAATGAATATATAAGTGGTATAGGGGGAAAAGAATATTTAGATGAATCTTTATTTAATTGTAAAATTAATTATTTTATCCCTAAAATATCTAACTATTATACAACATTACAACATTTATGAAAATAGCATTTTTTACAGAAGCGGGGTATAGTGGTAAAGTACCTAGGAATAATCCTAATATGAGAACAGACCAAGCATGGGTATGTGCACTTGATGCTACCCACTATTGTATTTTTAATTTAGAAAAAGTAAATTATAAATATGATCTAGGGATTGTTATTATACCTAAAGAAAATAATAGGGAAAAATTAGCTTCATTGGATTATCCTTTAATTAAAAACATTAAAAATTTTTGTGATAAAGTATTTATAATGCAGGAAAGTACACAGTGGGATTGGCAAGATGAATCTTTTGCATCTATGGCATGGTTCTATAATCAACTAACGGAGGCTGATAAAATTTTATGCCATAACGACATTGATAAAGTCTATTTTAGTGGCATATCCGGCAATGAATCGGATGTTTTACCTACTCTAATGATAGAAGATGAAATAACTAAATCAACAATTAAAGAAGATAAAGTATTTGTAGCAGGAAACTGGACACCAGCTTATAGGGGGTTTGATGCTTGGGTTATAGGTAGTCATTTCCAGCTGCCTATGACTGGATATAAAACAGGTAAATTTAAAGAAGGAGAAGAAAATAATGGTATAAATTATTTACCCTGGATAGTTTGGAAAGATTTCGTATTTGAACTTTCTAAACATAAATATGCAGTACAATGCTATCCAGCTTCAGCGGGTCAATTTCCCCTTAACTGTGCTTATTTAGGTGTTCCTTGTATAGGGTATAACGATATAAATACCCAAAAGAACCTATTTCCGGATTTAAGTGTTGAAAGAGGAGATATTTTAACTGCCATAGATCTTGTTAATAAATTAAAATCGGATAATAATTTTTATGAACATTGCTCTACTAAAGCAATTTCTTTATATCAGAAAGAATATTCCGAAAAATCTTTTATTAAAAAAACTAAATTAATATTTAATTAATATGAAAGTGTTAGTAACAGGAGGAGCAGGGTTTGTAGGTACAAATCTTATTAAAAGATTATTAAATGGGGGATATGAAGTAGTATCCTTGGATAATTACTCAACGGGTCTAAAACAAAATGAAGTAGATGGCGCTACTTACATTGATACTGATATAAAAGATTTAGGAAATAAAGATAAGTCATACTGGAAACGTTTTAATCTAGTATACCATTTGGCAGCTATAGCTAGAATCCAACCTTCTTTTAAAAACCCAATTGATTATTTAGAAACAAATGGGGTAGCTACTATGAAGTTAGCTAAAATATGTTCTGATTCAAAAATCCCCATAATATATGCAGGGTCATCATCCCATCATTCTGGTAAATTTTCAAACCCCTATACATTTTCCAAAGATGTAGGCGAGGAAATTCTACAGTTATTTTCTAAAAACTATGGTTTAGAATATTCAATAGCTAGGTTTTATAATGTATACGGTCCTAACCAGCTATTAGAGGGTGGACACACCACATTAATAGGTAGATGGATTAATAACCTACAAAAAGGATTACCTTGTGAAATTTATGGTGATGGAGAACAAAGAAGAGATTTCACTCATGTAAGTGATATAGTAGATGCCCTTATTAAAATTATGGAGCAACAAGCCTATAATAAAGATTTTGAATTAGGTAGAGGAAAAAACTACTCAGTAAATGAAGTAGCTAGTATGTTTAATATAGCCCCAATTTATAAAGCTACTAAACCTGGAGAAGCGAGAAATACATTATGTGAATCCAAAGTAGCTAATAAAATTTTAGATTGGATGCCAAAAATAAATTTAGAAGATTATGTCAAAGATTACATTCGTAATACCAAGTAGAAATAATTTAGAATTTCTACAATTAGCTTATAAGTCTATTCGTAATTTAGAAACTAAACATGAAGTGTTAGTTTTAAATGATGCCAGTACTGATGGTACAACAGAATGGATTGAAGCACAAAATGATAAAGACCTAATAACATACCATAATCCAGGCCCGGAAAGAATAGGGATTGTAGGTATGTTTGATAAAGGTATTAAAATGGCTAAAACAGATATAATTTTTGCATTCCATGCTGATATGGTTGCTTGTAAAGATTTAGATAAAAATATCCTTAAACACCTTAAACCCGGAACTGTAGTTTCAGCTACTAGAGTAGAACCACCTCTACACCCCCCAGGTCCTGAAAAGCTTACAGAAAATTTTGGAATTGAAGTAGAAGAATTTAATTTTAAAAATTGGTATGAGAGAAGTGAAGAATTAAAGCAGGATAAAACAACAGAAGGTATTTTTGCTCCTTGGTGCATGTATAGAAAAGATTTTTTAGCTATTGGGGGGCATGATGAACTATTTGCACCTCAATCTAAAGAAGATAGTGATTTATTTAATCGTTTTATTTTAAAAGGATATCAAGTCCTTCAATCTTGGGATGGGTTAGTTTACCATTTTACTAGTAGGGGAAGTAGATTTAATAAACATTCTGGGGGGGCAGCTGGGAAGAATTCCCAAGAGTGGATTCACACTACAACTAAAAACGGTAGAAATTTTATTCGTAAATGGGGACATTTTGTAAAACATGATAGTTTAATGAAACCTATAATCCCACCTAAGTATGATATTGGTATTAAATTAGAAAATGCTAATGAGCAGTTATTAGAAGCGTTAGAACCTTGGTGTACCTCTATGTATACCGATATTGACTTTAGATCATATTGTGAAAAGGAACAGCCTAATACCCAATATTCTTTATTAAGTAAAATGTATGGGGTAGAAGATGACATAACAAATGACATTATTTTAAACATAAATGGTAAATTACTTACCCAACAAGATTACCAAATAATTCAGCAATTAAGTGAAATTATCCAGGATAGTGGGGAAATAGGTGAATTTAAACTAGGTAATTTAAAAGTAACTATTACTCAAATAAAAGAATATCAGGATGAATTTATTCACCTATAATATTTATAATTGTAAATAGCATATTATGAGAGGGAGTAAACAAATAAAAACCAGACCTGCTACGGAAATAGAACTTACTTATGATGAAGTGGGGCTTATTCCTAATCTTTTAGAAGAAAATAGTTTTAAAGATCATATTTTGACTGAAACCTATGATGCTATTTCTTATGCTGTTGAAAATAGTTTAGATAAAATAGATTTATTTAACATAGTTAATTTAGGTTATAATATTTCTTTAGATAAAAAATATTTTATTTCTACTTTAAATGAAATACTTAAAATGTATGAAAGGAAAGAAGATTATTTAGAATGTGCTACTGTTCAAAACTTAATTAAATTCATAAAGCATGAATGAGTACTTTAATTCCGAAGAAGAAAAAGAAAATATTAAATCTCTTTTTAATACAGTTCTAAATGCTGATGTTGATATCTACGAAAATGTAAATGTTTATAAAAAACATTTCATATCAATTGTAACTAACCTAGAAAGAGGAGCTTTTGGAGAAAAACAATTCGAAAAAGAAAATGAACAAGATCTTTCCCCCATAGTAGATCCTTTATGGTTTTCTATAGAATTAATGTTAACCCATTTGTATGGTAATCAAGTAGGTAGTTTAATATTATGGTATGTGTTTGATAGAATAGACATTGATGATAATATACTACCTCATATAGATGAACACAATAACGCTAATTTATTTGATACCCCAGAAGATTTATGGGAATATGTTAAACTATTAATAGAAGATTATTAGAGCAAAACCAATAAGTAAAGAACAATGTATTGCTGCCATGGCTAAAACTAAGTCAAATAGAGCAGCGGCTCGTTATTTAAATGTTTCCTACCAGCATTACCGAAAATATGCTAAACTTTATAAAAACGAGGAGGGAAAAACACTGCTTGAAGCCCATAAAAACCAAGCTGGTAAAGGTATTCCTAAATTTCTATCTAATAGAGGAAAATTCCCACCTATTTTAGATATTATTGAGGGTAGAACAGATCCATCATCATTTGACCCTCAAAAAATCAAAGATAGATTAGTTACTGAGGGATATTTAGAAGAAAAATGTTATAAATGTGGGTTTAATGACAGAAGAGTTCTTGACTATAAAATGCCACTTATAATGAATTTTAAGGACGGAAATAAAAAACATTACCGTTCTGAAAATATAGAAATGCTTTGTTACAATTGTTACTTTTTATATCATGGGGAGGTGTTTGATGAAAAAGATCTTGAACAATTTGAAGATTATGTTCCTAAATTTAAAACTACTAAAAAAGTAGAATTAGATTTAGATCCTTACCATTTAAAAAGGTTACAGGAATTAGGTTTAGGGGGAGACGAGGAGTCAGAAGATGACCTAATATCTAGAATATGAAAAATAAAAAACATAAAGAAATAAGTAAGGATTTCAAGGCAGCCAAATATAAGCACTTAGAGCAATTAGCAACTAAAATGCTTAAAAATGATGAGAAAGCAGGCAAGCTAAAAAATAAACCCATTAATAAAGACTTCTTAGATCTTTTCTAGTAAAAACTTGAATACCTCAGATATTATTCGTATATTTAGGTATAATAAAGGTTATGAAGTTAAATAAAGTAAGTAAGGAAGGAGTAGATATGACTCAAGCAGGTATCTATTCAGTACATGCTAAAGAGGCTCAACAAGCAGCTGATGTTATGCAAGAAGTATTTGATACAATGTTAACAGAAGGAAAGAGTCTTTCATTAGGTGATCCTATTGTAACTCAATTCAATAGACTAATAGATGAAAAGAGATTTGAAGCTCGTAACTTATATAATAAAGCTAAAAAGATTCGTGATGAGTACTCCAAGTAATAAATTAAAAGATCTACAAAGAGAGCTAACAGCGGCAGCTTCTGCTATGTTAAGATATCAATCACAAGGAGACTATGAGGTAGCTGGTAAGTATAAGATGAGATGTGATAGTTTAAAAGAGAGAGTCACTAATCTAGCCGTTAAAGAAGGATATATCGTATAGATCTTTTCTAGTAAAAACTTGGATACCCCAGATATTGTTCGTATATTTAGGTATAATAAAGGTTATGAGTAATATTAATATCAGCAAAATGAATCAGGAGGCTTTGGAGAACATCAAGCCCGATCAATTTATTTGTTTTAAGTACAAGCATCCAGTTTTAGAGAATCGCGATGCAATGTTTACCTATGAGAAATGTCTGTCACGTGATGGAGATGAATATGCTAAGGTGCATCGTTTAGGTGACTATATGCTTGTAGATTATATTAAGGATGGTATACTAAAAGTATCTATGAGTGATATGATGGCTCAACATACTACTTACCAGTTTGATCTATCCAAGATCGAGATCCTGGGTTATACCTACAACAATGAGTCTTATAAAGGTATGGGAGTAATTGAGGCATAAATGAAATACGAAAAATTAGAAGAACTTAATAAAGAGGTTTACCACCAACTAATTGCTATTGGAGCAGGTGAAACGTTATATTTTGAATATGTTCGGGAATCATATGAACGACTTTACCCAATCCACAGGGCAACATTCAGATTAGAAGGTTATTTTATAGATGGTAAATCAGTAGGTTATATAGTTGGACGTGGTTATGTTTTAGATAATAAAATGAGTGTAAGCAGAATCACCCCAACTGAAATAGAAATGTACATGTACGATATTATGGATAACAAAATTCAAGCTAGAATGGAATTAAGTAGAATCCATATATTTGAAGATCAAACTTTACCATTAAGGTATCAATAAAAAGGTTATGGCAAGACAAGCTTCATATGGCAATGCTCCTATTACAATGACATATAAAACGTCAACTAGGAAAAATGCTAGAATAAAAACTAAAACTTGGAAAAGCAAAAACATTGATGAAATATTATCAATGGAAAAGTGGCCAGGTGTTCCTGAAAACGCAGTTATAGTAAAAATAAGAGTAGGCAGTGTCTGAGAAAAAAGGTAATACAGGTAAGTTACATTATGACTTTAGCATCAATTTGGCTTGTTATGTCCTAAATAAGGATAGATGGGTTCATAACACTGAAAGAATGTTTAGGTCTTTTAATGGTAAAAGAAAGTTAGCAGGGATTATAGATGGTGAGCATCAAGAAATAGAATATAATGGTCCTGTTTACTATTATAATACTAATGAAATAGTACCTGAATCTAAATTAGAATTAGGTATTAATTGGGGTGATAATTCTCCCCAACAAACAACTTCTCGAAGAAGTGAATTAAAGCACTTGGCTAATTAGAAACAAGTTATTATATTTAAGAAATGGAAAAACGAAAATATCGTAAATATGTTGCCCCTGAAATGTATGTAGTATTAAACCAAGACGGAGAGGTATTTACAGGTATTAAAGGAGGAAAATTCCAATATTCAAGTAATTGGTCTGAAGCTAAACCTTTAGGAATAGATCATACTGGTTATTTATTGAGGGAAAAAGGAAATGAATTAATTAAAGAAACAGAAATATGAAATATCTTTATTTCAGTGCCTCATGGTGTGGGCCTTGTCAAACACTAAAACCCGTAATGGAGCAAGTAAGTAAAACTATTCCAGTAACAAAAATTGACGTTGATACGGATGCTCAAACAGTCTCTGACTATGGGATTAGAAGTGTTCCTACAGTTGTATTAGTTAAGAACGGAAGAGAAGTTAAACGCTTTTTAGGAGTACAGCCTTTAGAGACATATCTAAATCCATTATAGGAGAAAACCAATATAAATTTGGTTATTTTAAAATTGTTTTGTATATTTAAATAAATCATGTTATGAAAAAATTACTATTAGTAATCCCACTATTTTTATCTTTAAGTATA